ACATTACCTGTGAGATTACCAGTGACATTACCAGTTAAGTTTGCGACAAACGCACTCGCTGACTTGTCCCATAACCCATCACTGGCATCCCCAGTAAAAGTGACATCTCCTGTAAACGTGCCACCAGCAAGAGGCATTTTTGTTGAGTCAGTTGCNCTATCNGNTCCCCACTCCAAAGTTGTAGGTGTACTTGCATTAGCCTTCAAAATTTGCCCTGCTGTAGGGCTGGCTGCTGGAAGACTGATTGTATAACTACCTTCTGACCCTTTATCTGTTGCTCCTTTTATCCCTACATAAGTAGAACCATTACTATCAGCTTCAAAGAAACGAACTTCTTTATCGTTATCAACTAAAAGATTATCTGTCATTGTGCCGCCAGCTTTCGGCAACGCCGCATTAGCCGTTGTAGCAGCAGCATCAGCAGCATCTTTTGCTGTCTTTACAGCCGCAGGGGTAGCAGCCGTAGTAGCACTTGTACTATCTGCTGCGTTTGTTAATTGAAGAACACCAACGGCACTTGTCGTTCCAGTTACAACTTTTGATCCCGTAATTTGAGCCGATCCAGAAATGTCAGCATCAACAATGACTCCAGCAGCAATGGCTGTAAGTCCTGCATTATTTATGCTTATATCTCCTGTAACTGCAACTGCTGTTGGTTCGTTTGATCCATTACCAACAAGAATTTGAGCAGAAGTTAAATCAGCTAATTTGGTAAATGCAATTGCAGCATCAGCGTGTATATCTACGTTCTGGATCGTGCCATTAGCAAGCATCGTTCCAGTGACAGTTCCAGTGTCTCCAGTTGTAATTACTGTTCCAGTTGTGTCTGGGAAAGTAATAGTTTTATCNGANGANGTTGNATCTGCAACTGTTANTGTTGTCTCANAAGCNTCAATTGTAGATCCTTCAAATACAAGGCTTCCAGTATTTCCAATTAATATTTGACCTGTAACAGTACCACCTGCAAGACCCATCTTTTCTGTCTCAAGCTCTTGCATTGCGTCTTGGACGTTTGTGCTAGATAGCTGTCCATAAGGTGTAAAGGTAATATTGCTAGCTACCTGACCAGCTACGGTCTGCGATAAATCAATCTCATTCCATGACGAACCAGTGCTATTTGTAACTCCAAGAATGTAATCAGGAGGAGAAAAAGCAACAACTGGAGCTGGAGCTGAAGGCGTTCCAGCAGTATCGACTACGACATATAAACCATCTGTTGTAGCTGAAGGTGTAGGTAAGTTACTTCCAACTGCTAAACCAGCCGCTAATCCTGCGGTAGTACAAGCAGTCATTTTTGATGTGCTTGCATTGAAATTTCCACCAAAGACCAAAGAGCCTTTCGTTAATGTGGTTATTGCTTGCCAAGCGTTTCCGTCCCAAATAAACGCATCTTCAGAAACCGTATCGAATAATATTTGACCGTTAAATTGTGCTGTTGGATAACCACTTTGAGCAATTGATTGGAATACTGCTGTTGATGAATTACTTAGCTTTGTACCATCAATAGAATCCGTTCCAATCCTTGCAGCATCTATGCTTCCACTTGTTATTTTACTAGCAGCAAGATCAGGAATTAACCCTGCTGTTAATGATGCACCTGCTGTAATTACACCTTTATTATTAACAGTAACCGATTGATAAGTACCAGCACTCACTCCACTTGTTGAAGTCGTAAGATTTCCCGATCCATCAACAGTTAATCCTCCTCCTGATGTAATTTGTACTGCACCTTTAGCACTCGTAGTTGCGACAGGAAGATCACCAGCTACTAAGGCGGTAGCAGCCGTAATCATTCCCTGATTATTGAAAGTTATTCCGCTAACTGTTGCTCCAGTAACACTATTAGTAAGAGATAATGCACCTGCCCCACTAACAGTCAGACCAGTACTAACCGAAACACCACCAACAGCAGATGTAGTAGCAACAGGTAAATCTCCAGCAGCAAGAGCAACTGTTCCTGTAATTAATCCTTGAGCGTTATATGTAATTCCTGAACGAGTAGCAGCAGTAATTGTGTTATTAATTCCAAGATTTCCACTAGCTACATTTAACGACCTATCAATATTTGATGTATTTAATTTTGCTGCTGTAATTGTTCCATCAGCAATTTTGGTAACAGTTACAGCGTTTGCAGCAATCTTTGCTTCAATAACGGCATTACTAGCTATCGCTCCAGAATCAACAGCGTTATCAGCTAAAGCTGCTGCATCAACAGCGTTTGCTGCAAGTTTCGCACTTGTTACTGCATCATCAACAATCTTGGCAGTGGTTACTGCATCATCAGCAATTGAAGAAGCAGCCAACGTACCAGAAAGCTTTGCAGCAGTTACAGCTCCATCTGCTATTTGAGTTGTACCAATCGCTCCATTTGCTATCTGTGTTGCTGTAATCGTGTTGTTAACAATATTTCCAGCAGCAATAGTTGTACTGGCAATTTTCGCTCCAGTAACAGCTCCACTAGCAATAGCAGCCGTATCAACAGCATTGTCAGCTAACTCTGTAGATGTAACTGCGTTAGTTGCTATTTGAGTAGCAGTAACACTTGCACTTGTAAGTTTTGCTCCAGGAATATCTCCATCACTTAAATTTAACTTTGCAAAAGTAACACTAGAGTCTGTAATCTTTACAGTTGTTACTGCATTACTAGCAAGCTTATCTGTTGTTATATTAAGGTCAGTTATCTTTGCTGTTGTAACAGAATTAGCTGCTAAAGCTCCTGTGTCAACTGCGTTGTCTCCTAATTCACTCGTACCAATAGCATCAGCAGCTATTTGTGTTGCAGTAATAGTATTATTTGCTATCTTTGCAGCCGTTACGTTTAGATCAGTAATAGAAGCAGTAACAACAGCGTTAGTTCCTAACGTGCCAATCTTTGAACCTGGAATTGATCCAGCTCCTAAGAAACTGGTTCCAGAATCAGTAACAACTGCGTTAACTAAATCTTTAACTGTAACTTTTTTAGTTTCACTTGCACTCAAATCGGCAAGTGCTAATACGTCAGAAGGTTGAATACCAGCTTCCGCTAAGGCACTTAAGCCCGTTATCTGAAGATCTGCCATTTCCTCTTAACTAAAAACCATTAGCAATAGTTTAAACCTGTTCGAGCAATATGGGACTAAGATTTTCTTGAAGAATCTTATCTGCGTTCTCTTGTAGTAAATATCCAGGGGTATCTCCTGTCTTTAATGCAATAACTCCATTCGTTACAAATTCAATTCTTGTCTCTATAACTTCAGACGCACTAACGGTTACAGCAACATTAGTAATAACACAATTGGCTTCGTAATATACGTTTTTCTTTGAATTTGATCCATCTTTATGGATATACAACAAAGCATCAAAATCTGATCCTTGTTGTGTCCGTAATACTAATTGAGCTAAATAAAACGGAAATTCAGGGTCTGTTCCAAATTCATTTGCTCGATCTCCATCGTAATAATCATGTTGCCAAAGACAATTTAAGCTACCTTGACCGCTAATTAAACCAGCTTCAAATTGATTCCTAAATTGATCTCCTAAATTTGTTAAGTCAACTTGTTCTCTACTTGTTGTCATCTCAAAATCTTTNACACCTGCTACNTGCCTATATCTTTCATTTCTGGTACGAATCAATATATCTTTAGCAGAACTTGGAGTAACAAGCGTTAAAGCATTTGTTTGTAATCCTTCTATTGCAGCAGCAAAAGAATTATATAAACGTAAACCACCTAACGGATCAACATTTACAAACCATTTTCCATCTGGATAANTATGACCACTAACAAGTTCAAGCGTAGATTTATCAACAGTTTCTATTTCTACTTCATCTCCAGTTATTAACGAACCAGAACTATGGTCAACACTAAATCGTTTTGTTGATGTGTTTACGTCAAAAGGATCTAACTGCGTTTTTAAAGCAAGCTTGCAACGAATCTCTTTTAAGGGCTATTTCCCCTGCTTGACCAAAATAAACACCCATGATTTAGATAGATACTTCTGTAGGTGCTCCATTTGCTTCAAAACTAATGTCAGCACTTAATACTTCACCAACTGAACTGTTCATTGACAAACTTGTTATAAAAGCAGAAAAAGTAATAAATCGACCATTAGCTGATCCATCATCAATTTTTAACTTTAAAGTAACAGAACTAGAATCAGCAGCCGTTCCATCACCAGCCCCACTTCCAGCCTTAATACATTTATTAATTAGCGTTGTTACATCTCCACCAGAGCCAGCAGAAGCTTGATAGTAAAACAGTCTTGCACTACCTGAGTAGCTTCTGACACCAGCAATTAAAGTACGATCTGTATCTTCTAAAGATGTAGTTTCAAGAACTGCTTGTGAACTAGAAAAAGAAAAAGACTGAACTTTTGCGGCTTTTGCGCCGTCAATTAATAGTTGTCCGTCTTGACCGCTATAAAAAGCCACGACCTAAAAATTAAACATTGCGTTTATTCTACGGTGAATCTAGGCAAGCAACAAAACTACAACTAACATTACTCTTTCCTTTAAAACT